AAGAACGAAAGATTCGACTCGAAGGGCGATTTTTTGATCTGGATGGTTTAGCACTTGCACATTTAATTGATCATAAGATTCATATAGTTGAACCATGGCAATGGCCTGATGGCTGGCCTTGTGTTTTAATTCTCGACCCTCACCTGTGAACCAAATTGGTATAGTATAGTAATTTAGTAAAGTATAAAGCATGTTATAATCACTGTATGGCAAAATTCCGAAACAATTCAAATAAGACTGAAGATAGACTGGCTTACCTCCTTGACGACTATAGAAGATTCAGAAAATATAATAAGGTAATGGATAAATTACTGAAAATGGTAGAGGATGGAGCTTCGGTAGAAGCAATATATGAAAAATTTGGCCCACAACTTGCGGCTAGATTGGTTATGATAGCTATTTCATCATCAGACCCTCGTCAGGTTACCCCGGTAATTAAAGAAATACATGACCGTGCACTCGGAAAATCAAAAGAACGTCAAGAGATCACTCATAGGTATGAGAATTTGACCGAACCCCAGCTTGATAAATTAATTGAACAACAAGAAGAACAGGTAAAGGGATTAAAAGAAGAAAAAGTTCACTAAATCATGGATCGATTACAAAAAATTGAAAAGCTGGAAGCTTTAAAAGAAAAAACACGACGTCTTCTTGATTACCGCCCCACCTATGCTCCAAACATTGGCCAAGAGATTGTTCATGAAAGTCAAGCACTAGTAAGATTTGTTGCTTCAGGTAACGGAGCAGGTAAAACCACTGCTGCTGTGCAAGAAGCTATCTGGATGGCCCTGGGAAATCACCCGTATCGTAAATGTCCCCCACTCCCCACCCGAACTGTTGTAGTTCTCGACCATCCGGACAAGGTTAAAGATAAATGGCTCCCAGAAATGAAAAAATGGCAGAAGATGGATGTCAAGTGGGAAAAGAAAAACGGTCGCCCTTACGTAAATGAGATAGCTTGGCCTAATGGGTCTATTACTAAGTTTATGTTCCATGAACAACCCGAGATGGTATTTGAGTCTTCAGAGGCTGATGCTTATATTTTCGATGAGCCACCCCCACGGCATGTTTATATTGGATGTAGACGAGGTGGACGTTTAAAACATCGGATGGCTTGGTACTTGATAGTTGGAACCCCGCTAGCTCAAGGCTGGATAAGAAAAGAAGTATATGAACCCTGGAAAAAGGGTGAGAGGGAAGATTTTGAATGTTTTAGATGGCATTCAGAGATTAATGAATCTAACTAAGAACGAAAGATTCGACTCGAAGGGCGATTTTTTGATCTGGATGGTTTAGCACTTGCACATTTAATTGATCATAAGATTCATATAGTTGAACCATGGCAATGGCCTGATGGCTGGCCTTGTGTTTTAATTCTCGACCCTCACCCAAGTAAGGATCATGTTGCTGTTCTGATGGGTAGTGATAGGGAAAATTATATCTATACCTTAGCTGAATACTCATCTCAATCACATGCTCGTAAGTTCGCCACTGAACTCAAGAATGGTATAATGAAAGGCAAACGGATAGTAGATGTCGTTTGTGATAGCTACGGTTCAGGTAAAAGCACCGGACAGGATGAACGCCTTTCGTTCATAGCCGTCTTAAAAGACGAAGGAATTCCGGTTAGAGCTACCACCTACCAAGAGAAGGATGATGAAATCTTTATTGAAAAGATTCGAAACGCTCTCGCTATTCCAGAAGTTACTAATAACTTTGGTAATAAGATACCTAAGCTTAGGTTTTTTAGTAGTTGCTATCGCTGTATCGATGACGTCGAAAACGTAAGTTGGGTGAAGTATAAAGGTATAAATGAGTTTAAGCCAAAACTAGACATTACTAGTAAAGATTTTTTGGCATGCATAAAATACGGATTAGCTTCAGGCATATCCTATAAAAAAGGCCAAAACAGGATTTATCGACGTAAAAAGCCTGTTACTTCATATGGCCAGAGAAGAGCTCACTAGTTATGGGAAAATTTAGCGAAGACATTCAAAATATCGAAGACAGAAATGTAACTGAAGATCCACAAATTATTGTACCCCTTAGAGATCAGATCCCTAGAAAACTTAGAAGTGCATTAGATGATCAAGAAGTTGGAAGAACTATTTCTAATTTATGGCAAACGGGAAATGCTGAGAGACAGGAATGGCTAGATAGACAAAAAGTATATTTAGCTCAATGGGATGACTGGGTCGCCAATTTACCGGAAGGACCGTTTGACGGCTCCTCGCAGCTACACTTACCAACTACATTCATTCACGCCAAAGGGGTGCATGCACGACTAATGTCTGCGCTATTCGACTTAGAGCCCCCATTTGTAGTTAAAGCAAAAACAGAACAAGAGACAGAGAGATTAGATTTAGTTGATGCCATTATGAAGCATTTATTGATGGAGTGGGCCAATCATAATGAAGGTGTTAAAGAGGTTGTTTCAGATTGGGTTTGGGATTATGTAACTGCCGGAACAGGAATTCTAAAAGCAAGGTGGGATCGAGAGTTCACTAGTTTTGTGGATGTTGACGAAGAATTGGACATTGAACCTACAGTGGACGAAGAAGAGACATCACTCCCTGCGGATTTAAAGATAACTGAATTTGAAGTCATCAGAAAGATTAAGAACTTTGAAGGGCCGGTGTTGGAACTTGTGCGACCGGAAGACTTGCTAATCCTTGGCGGTAAAGGGAATACGAATCGATCAGACGGCCTAATCCATAGGCAATTCCTTAACGGGTCGCAACTCTGGGCTTTAGCTGATCAAAAAGTGTTTGATAAAAAAGCAGTTGAAACTGTTATCCAAAGCGGTGAAGATCATAAATCATCTTCTATAGGTGGAGAGATTAAACAAGACCGAGCTATTAATGAGGGTAAATCCAATGTTGATAGTGAAGCTGATAAGAAGCAGTATGAGATTTTAGAGAGTTACCTTCAATGGGACGTAAACGGCGACGGCATTAACGAAGAGATTATAGTCTGGACGCATAAAGATACTGATGTAGTACTTAGGTCCACCTACCTCCATAGAACAAATAGAAATGGTAGACGCCCATTCTTCAAAGCAGACTTCCACCGCAAGGCCGACCAGGACTACGGAATTGGAATTGTTGAGATGATGTTTTCCCTCAGCCTAGAGAAAGATGCTATGCACAATCAGGCTGTTGACTCGGGCACAATAAAGAATATGCCGTTTGGTTTCTATCGACCTTCATCATCTTTAGATCCAGAGATCATTGAGTTTACTCCTGGGGCAATGATCCCGCTTGACGACCCGCAACGAGATGTCAATTTCCCGCGGGTCAATGGTGGCCACGAATTTAACCTCCAAATGGATCAAGTAATAGATAATAACATAAACCGGCTCACCGGCCTATCGGACTTAAACTTTGGCCAACTGTCGTCTCAAGGCGCTGCGCGCACCGCTACTGGAGCACGGGCATTGATTGGTGAAGCAAACATCAATTTGAACATCCCATTAGGTAATTTGGCACGCGCATGGAGGCAATGCCTTAGATATTTGTTTAGTCTATTGCAGCAACGTATCCCTGACGGCTACGCCTTTCGTGTCACTGGGCAAAGGGGTGAAGACTATTTTGTAAAAATTAAGTCGCGCCACGATATTGCGGGGCAATTTGATTTTGAGATTTCAGAAAACTCCAGTAACTCTAACAGGCAAATCCAACAAAGTGTAGCGCAGCAAATACATAACGTTGTGATGAACCCTGTAAACATTCAAACCGGGATCGTAGATCAGTCCGGGATATTTGAAGCTAATAAAAATCTACTTCAGAGCTTGGAAGTTAAGGACTGGAGTAAATACTTACGTAAACCCGAAGGGTCGAGGCGGGTTCTTACCCCGAAGGAAGAAGCCGACCGAATATTGGGTGGGTTGTCAGTGAAGGTGCAGTTGGGTGACGATCATGAAGGGTTTATAACTCTTGTTGCCGAGATGTTAAAGTCTGATGAAGTGGTGTCAGCTTATCCTGCCGAAGTATTAGGATTATTGCAAGCTCAGTCAAGAGAACATCAAAATGCACTACAAACTGTTCAGCAGCTTCAAGCAAATCAAAGGGCTAATAATCAGATTCAAAATAATGTAGCTCAATCGGAGCAACAAGCTCCATTACAAGAACCAACAGCAGTACAAGGAGGTACACAAGGTGGCGGACAAGAAGAGCAGTCGTAGATTTGATGTTGAAGATGAAGAGGCTTTATCTACAATTAAAGACTCTCAATACTACGCCCCTCTAGTTAGATTAATGAGGGAAGTAGAAATAATGATGGAAGGAAACGTAATTGGATGCCCTGCCCAAGAAGTGGATAAGGTAGTTGAATGTCGTTTTCAGTTAGAAGGGACAAGGAAGGCATTTGGAGCCTTAAATAAAAAACTTATCTTGCTTAACAAATATGTTGAGAAAGAATAGATCGAGTAGTGACGTAATCACTAGGAGAATAAAATGAGTGAAGAAGTAAAAGACCTTAAAGAAGGTGAAGGAAAAGAAGAGAAAGAAGGTGAAGTAGATTTAGCCAATATGAAGGCTGAATTTAGCCGAAAGATAGATAATCAATCCACACAATTTGAGAAGCTTCAACAAAGCCAAACTCAAGTTATAGCAGCACTTAATGCATTAGCAAAACCTGCTGAAAAGCCTGCAAAGACAGATAATGAAGAGATTGAGGATTTCTATGATGATCCAACGGCATATCGACAAAAGCTTAAAGATGAACTTAAACAAGAGATGTTGAAAGAGGTGGATTTCCGGGATGATAAGAAACAAAGCTATCAAAACACAATAGTTGAGCTTGTCAATGAGTTTCCGGAGTTGAATAAAGAATCTACCCCTATGTATAAAAAAGCTATGGAGATTTTAGAGACATATCCAAAAGGTCAAAGATCTGAAGCATCAGTGATGCGAGCGGCCTCATATCAAGCTGCGGCTATGGTAGGATTACAGCCTAAGTCTCAAAGAGAGGAAACTGACGATGATAGTTTTTCTTTATCAGCTGTAGGGGGATCTAAACGTCCTTCGAAGGTTCCACAAGTGGATGATAATATGATGGCTCTGGCAAAACTCTTAGGGGTAGATACAGAGGATGAAAAGGTTATGGAGAGTTTAAAAGGTAGAACTAAAAGAGATTCTTGGACAAATTGGAGATAAAAATGTTACAAAGTAAAGGTACAAAAAAAGATATAAATGCTAAAGGGAAGTCATCTGATTTTATAGATATAAGTCATGATGATATATATAGTAACCCATTGAAATTAAACCCAGAATTAGAAGCAAAGCTTAAGAAAGAAGGGTTGGTAGCTAGGTTTATAAATGCTAAGAAATTGCATGATAATCAGGGATATCATAGGGCTCACTGGACACCTTACAATACTAATTGTGATACAATAGAAAAGTCCAGACAAGAGTATCAAAACGGAAAAGACCCCGAGGGATTTATTCGGCGTGGGGATTGCATTTTGGCTGTGAAGAAGAAAGAAGATGCTGAAAAGCACAAAGTTCATCTTCAGCAAAAAGCAGATAGATATAAAGGCTTTGATAAAGAAAAAGCCAGAGAGTTACGTCAGTTGGCAAAAGCTACAAAAGGCGTAGTTATCCACGAAGGATACGACGAAAACTAATAATTGATGGAGGAATGTTGAATGGCAAATCCAGATCGTCCTAGCGGGTTCCGACCTAAAGGTGAGATTAAGAAAACAATTGAAATGACTGCAGGGGCAAGGATTTTTCCTGGCGACTGCGTTCAACTCCAAGCTGATGGAAAGTGTGATCCCGTAGCTGCTGGAGCCACTATTTATGGTGTAGCTCTAAGTTATGCAGATGCAGATACAGATAAGGTATTTGTATCTTGTGATCCTGATCAACAGTATATTGCTCAAACTGATGAGGCAGATATAGCTGCTCAAGCTGATATTGGTCAAATGGCAGATATTGTAGCCACTGCTGGAGATACTACTTATAATCTTTCTAGACAAGAGATTGATAGTTCTACGGCTGGAGCTGCTTCAGCTCAAATTGCGCTACTTGCTAGAGTTCCACAAGAAGATAATGCTTTTGGAGCTAATGTAGAATTAGTATGTAAAATTAACGAGCACCAAATCATGGGTGAAGACGGCTCTAGCGGCGTTTAATTAACGGAGGAAATAAGGTATGAGTTCATCACCAGTAGCGTTGAGGGTAAATTATGGAGATCTTTTCGGCACCAGTATGTTGCCAGTTTTGGAAGAGATCTTTCGTTCTGAACTTCCAATGCATCCACTAAGAAGAGAGATGCTTTTTAAAACTGTCTCACATGACAGAGATATTTGGCAATCAAGTGAAATACATGATATGCCACTGTTTAAGGAAGTTCCGGAAGGCTCCGAATATAGCTTTGAGAGATCTAAGCAAGGTGCTAATAAAACCTTTACGATGATAAAGTTTGGGTTGGGATTTTCTATCAGTGAAGAAGCTGTAGAAGACGGTAAGTTTGATTTTATTGCCGACATGGTAAGAAAATTAGCTAAGTCTGCCAGAGAGAGTCAAGAAATTAGGGGCATGAATGTTCTTAATAATGGCTTTACCACTGAGACGACTGCTGATAGTCTTTCTGTTTTTAACACAGCGCATACACTTCCTTCAGGTGGCACTTTTAGAAATCAACTTTCTACAAATGCCGACTTATCCGAAACTAGTTTAGATACAGCTTTGACTGATTTCGAAACTCAGTTTGTTGGAGATTCAGGAATAATTGCAAATATTAAACCTAAAATGCTCGTTGTTCACAGTTCTCAGAGACGCTTGGCTAAAGAACTTATCGGTTCTGAATTAAAGCCAAATACCACTGATAACAACCTCAACGCATTGAGAGATGAAGGACTTGTTGTAGTTTCTTCTCCACACCTCACTGATACAGATGCTTGGTTCTTAACTGCGGCTCCCGTAGAGACAGGGCTTAGAATCATCGAGAGAACTGGAATTGAAACAAAAGCAGCTGGCCCTGATGTTGGGTTCAAGACTGACAGTATTCTTTATAAGTCACGTTATAGAGAAGAAGTTGGTGCTACACATCCTTATGGAGTGTACGGCTCTCCAGGAGCACCATAAAAATTTAAGTAAGGGGTTAGACTACTAGCCCCTAACTTCCTAGAAAGTTAATTACTTCTTCGTAACGGAGAGTAGGAGGAAAAATGGCGTCACGCTCAACAGGACCACATCTTAACGCTGAGAAAATATCAGGTACGAGAGAGTGGTATAAACAAAAACCCCAAGATAATGATCCCGATTATTATAGTTATTATAATGATTTCTTAGCAGAGCAAGATTATGCTGCTGCTGACTGGGTTATCACCACTGTAGAAGCTGGAGCTGGAGCTGCAACAGAAGCATTAGCTGCTGATGAAAAAGGGGGTGCTCTTTTAATCACCAATGATGATGCAGATAATGATAGTGATTCACTTCAGAAGACTCAAGAAACCTGGTCACTAACTGTAGGTAAGCGTACTTGGTATGAAACTAGATGTAAGATTGGCGACGCTGATGATGTAGATTTCTTTGTTGGACTTAATATTACAGATACTACGCCCCTTACTACGACTGATAGGGCTGGATTTCAGATTAATGATGCAGATGCTTCTATCCTTTGTAAGAGTGAAAAAGATAGTACAGAGACTTCAACTGATTCTGGACAAGATGCTGCCGATGATACTTACGTAACTTTAGGGTTGGCATGGGATGGAATTAGTAAACTTGAGTATTATGTAGATAGAAGTAAAGTTGCAACTCATACTACTAATATTCCTGACGATGAAAATTTAACAATTACAATGCATTTACAAAATGGAAGTGCAGTTGCTAATACTCTAACAGTTGATTACATTCAGGTAACACAAGAGAGATAATAGCAGGTATTATAATATAGGTTTATTAGGGGAGAGGAGATAATACTCCCTCCCTTTTTTATTAGGAGATAGAATGTCATTTATTACAGAATCTGGAATATTAATAGAACAAACTCCAACTATTACTGCTGGAATTTATTCAACTGGAGATGCGCTAGGCGGAAAACTTACTTTTGAATATGCAGCAAAAAGAGCTAATGGTGAAGGGAGAATAGTTAGTATAACTATTGTAGATCAAGCAGATCAGAAAGCAGCTATTGATTTAGTTCTATTTGATCAAGACTTTACAGCTACGGCAGATAATGCTGCAATAGCAATATTAGATGCAGATGCAGTTAATATTATTCAGACTATTACTCTTTTAGCAGCTGATTATGTAGATACAGGAGCAAATTCTGTAATAACTAAAGGAAATATACAAAAAAGATATAAGTGTAAAGAAAGTTGGAGTGATAATAACACAGGTAAAAAATTATATGGTCAATTAATTGTTAGAGGCACTCCCACATATGCTGCTACAGATGATATTACAGTTAAGTTGGAAGTAGAATATGATTAATGGCGAATGCAGTTAATGGAAACACTATTAAGATTGATAGTACTGGTACAATATCTATTACTGGTAAGAATATTATTGTAACTTGTTTAATAGTTACAGCAACTGCAAACGCAGCTATTTTTGAATTAGAAGATAGTGATGGAGTTACGGACGTGGATAAAATTAGAGTGGCTGTAGATATAGCAAATAAAACAGAATCATTAGATTTAACTGCTGGCCCTATTGTATTTCCAAATGGGATAAAGGTTAAAACTGTAACAAATTGTGAAGCAACTTTGATTTTCAAAAGGGTAGGAATTAAAGGTAGAAATTAAAATATGGCTGTTCAAGAACTATTAGACTTTCAAGATATATTTACCGCCATAGCAGAAGCTGTTAAGGTACAGAGTACAGATACGACTAACATTAATCGTATTAAAAGATGGGTTAATTTATCGTATATTGATGAAGTAGTGCCAACAAAAAGATGGTGGTGGTTACGAAGTCATACAACTGTAAAAATTAGTCCAAAACTTACTACAGGTAATGCGTCTGTAGTTCAAGACTCACCTACAGTTACCCTTAGCAGCGCCCCGGCAACTAGTAAAGTAGGGGAATTTTTTACAAGTAATGGAGCTGAAGAAATATATAGAATCATAACTCATACAGCCGGTAGTCCAACTATAACTCTTGATTCAGACTATATTGGAGAGACAGTTACAGATGCATCTTATCAAATCTGGCCTTATAGATTTGCCCTCCCTTCAGATTGTAAAGAGACTATAGAGATTTATACGGATAGATTTCCCACCCCTTTAAATGGAGTTGGGTTACAAGAGTTTAGAAGAATAATGCAAGAAATACCTAAAAGAGAGGGTATCCCGAATATATATACAACAAGTGATTTTGACTCAAATGGTAATCGTGAATTATTTTTATATCCAGCTATTACTACAGATAGATTTATTGTACAGATAGACTATCAGGTAGAAGCTACTGCATTAGATCTTGATGGTGATGTACCTTTAATGCCGGTAGAAGATAGATCTATCTTATTTCTTCTTGGGTTAGCAAAAGCTTATGAGTATATCACTAGAGATATAGAAAAAGCAACTAAAACTGAAGGTCAAGCTACTACAAAATTAGCATTGATGGCGAGTAATAATGGAGATAGTACAGATTTACCTGTTTTCAGGCCATCTCAAAGGTACTTAATTAGGAAGCGTCTTCCCGTTAGATTTAGACGTAGATTTAGCTCTTTGAATTTTAGGAAAGATTAATGGCAGCTAGCGGAGTTAGAAGATTACAGCAGACTAGAAAACTTGCAAAAAGACGTAAAGTTTTTAAAGGGAGTCAACAAAGACTCTCACGAAAAATTGCTATTGTTAGAAGTGAAGATCCTAAATTGACTATTAGGCAGGTTGTAGGAAAAGCTGCTGGGATTTTAGCACAAAGAGATAAGAAAAGGAGAAAAAGATAATGGCGGGGTTTAAACTAATAAGTGCCTTAGCTAAAAAAGGGACTGGAAAAAGAAAGAAACGTAAACTTAGAAAAGGGTTGAAAAGACAAACACCATTTGGAAGTTCTTCAGACCTTTTAAAAGCTGCTGGATCTAAGTTAAATTCTAGTCATAGAAAAAAGCGTAAAAAGAGGAAATAAATGGCTAGAGAATCATTCAGCCTTAGGGATAGACAAAGATTATCTATTTTACTTCTTAAGAGTGTACTTAGGAGTGATACAGAAGATCGAGAATTAGCTGCCTTGCAAGAGAAGAAAAGAAGGGCAGCAGTTGAAACTTTACGACCTAATAGGAAAGGGAAATAATGGCAACTTTTACTAAAGAGAAACTTAGCGGGTCTACAGATGGCCGTGCAATTAAAATAACTGCAGCTAGTACTCCAGGTACTACAATTCATACTGGACCTACAACTGTTACAGATATTGATGAAATTTGGCTATACGCCATGAACACAGATACTAGTGCTCGAAAATTAACTCTTGAATGGGGTGGTGTTACTGCTCCAGATGATTTAATTGAGATAACTCTTAATCCTGAAAGTGGATTGGTATTAATTGCACCTGGACTTTTAATTAAAGGGAATGCATCCCCTCTAGTTGTTAAAGCGTTTGCTGCTTCAGCCAACGTTGTAACAATTCATGGGTATGTTAATGCTATAGCTTAAGAGGTGAATAATGAGTAGAAACTATTTACTTGGTGAGGTAAATAAAGATAGAACTGAGTTTAAGATTGAAACTATCTGGTATTCACAGCATGCTGGACAGGGCTCTGGTAATACTGCAATACCCCATTTTACAAATCAACAAGAAGATAATTCTGGAGATATGGTAACAATCGATAATAATACGACTAACGGATTTACTATCACCGTTAATCGAGATTGTTTTATTGATGCTAGTTTAAGTGCTAATTTAACTACAGGTAAGGATGCTGGATGGTCTCTTGATTCTGCAGCACTTAGTACTTCAATTACAACAATTGCTCAAAGTGAAAGATTACAAATTGATGGTACTGTTACAGCGGGTGGAAATTCATCAGCAACTATTAATAGAAAATTTTTTGCGGGTGAGGTATTAAGACCTCATACTGCTCTTACTCCTGTTAATGCAGCTGCACTTTGGGCTATACATATTGTAGTTAGATCTTTATAAAAAGGTATTAAAAAATAAATAATGGCTATTGAGAGATTCAAAGTTATACCATGGGAGGGCGGATTAAATAATGCGCTAGACTCTAGTATATTAAGTCCTAAACAGGTTGTAACTGCGGATCATCTCATCCAAGATACAGATAAAGTTAAAAAGAAAAGAGAAGGTGTTCAGTATTTTGATGCTGCTTCATCTTCTGGAGAAGCTATAATTGGAGCTGTAGATTATTGGCGTACGAATCTCTCTAATGTAAAAGAACGAGAAACAGT